ATACCAATATCAGCAACTAAATCTGTGGCATTATCAAGGTCATCATTCAGCATTTTGATACTGGTAACAATGGCCTCTGCTGGTAATTCACACAACGGGATTACTGCACCACCAGTTACTAAATCATCTGTACCAATCTCCATTGCAATAATTGCCTTGGAAACTTTTGTTCCTCTATTGTGAACAACTGAATCATTTGTGGTTGTTCTTGTAGTTTCGGCAGCCATGAGGCTACTCCTTTCTATTTCAACTTAACTTTATTTCAATTTATCAACAAGGCTTACCTATCAGTCAGCCCAAGGTGTACGGAGTTCCTGAACAAGAACACCCTCGGTCCTCAAAGAACCCATTGTTACAACAGCAACAATTTGTTTGGTTTGGATCAAATCGGTCCTTGTTTGTGTCTCAACTTCAAGTTCATCATGGATGCCAACTAAAATACCTCTTGTAGATGCCGCAACACACCTACGATAATCATTGGCATCACCTAATACTTCAATAACCGGATTTGGTGCATTGGCAGCAAATGGTATGATGTTAAACCCTGCTGCATTTACCAAACGTCCATTATCAATTTGACCAGACCTGTTTGTAAAATCACTGTTCATAAGTGGGTTAGGTCTGACATTCTCAGTACCAGCGGCGGCGGTAAATGATAATGTGCCACCACCAACATTGTTGGCAGTTTTACCATTGGCATCATACTGAACAACTCTGAAGTCAGCCAGCAATGCACGATGTTCATCACCTGTTAAAGCTAAGAAGAAACTCTCAGGCATATCTGTACCAACGTCATTGTTGATGAAAGCTGTTGATAACTCAAGAAGATGGTCATAAGTAAGACCACCTGTTGCATCCACTGTTTCAACACCATCAGTGACTGCAGGTACTTCTGTGGTTGCATCCTCGCCAGTAAACACAGAAGCAAATGCTGCTTCAATTGTCACCCTATCAAAAACACGTTCCATTGCCCTGATGATAGCTGTGGCATACATATTCTCAGGGTCTTGCATAATGTCATTAACATCACGCTGGTCAATGGGGATGGCAACAGCAAACCTACGCCTTGGGATTTTCCGTCTGGTATGTTCAATGTCACTGAATGTTACTTCAGGGAACCTACCGGAGATTTCCTGGGCCTCAACTGTACCAAGGCCGTCATACATTGTCTGCTTACCCTGAATTTTGATAACCTGAACAAATGCTTTCAATCTTGCTCTGATCTGTTGTGCCTTCAAATGGATTATCTCAAGGAACTTTGTTTTGCTATGAGTTGATACTGTTGAGCTTGGCATTGTACTTCCCTTTCATAGAAACTGAAATAGTGATCTTATTAAAAATTTACACACTATGGTCAGTGTTATGATACCCGAATACAATCGGACACAACTCTTTTAATTCACATTTTAAAACCATAAGGCAATATTGTTTGCCATCAGACGGACATGCTTTACATGATACCCGTCATATTATTACAAATAAACTATATATTAACAAATCCATGTTTGTCAACATATTTTTTTATTTATTTTTTGCTTTTATCTATAATCTCAGCACGTCTTATATATAAAGCATCAGCTTTTTTATTAGCTTCACTTCTCTCAGATTGGCTTTTTGAGGGGTCTGTAGCAATTGCCATCAGCTTAATACACTCTGCTTTCATAGCATCAACACTGCCAACATCGTCAGTATTGCCAGGTATTAAAACATCCTCATTAATATATTTTGCCCTAACACCTTTCATCACACAAGCCACAATAGCCAGGTGTTCATTTGACAGTTCATTCATATACTTCTTCAAACCTTCAGGTGTGTGGGCATCCATGAGTATTCTTGCCTGGGCTAAATCTGTGTCTTTTGAACCTGCAAAAATTTTATCTGTTAAAGCATCAAACGCTTCACCCTGTGCCTTATCAGCCTCAACCTTTGAACCTGTGATCTTCTCAAGTACAGGGGTGAGTTCTGTCTCAAGAACAGCAACATCTTTTGCTGTCATGTTTGCTTTCTTGAAAACAGGTTTCATAGCATCAAAGAAAGTTGTATCAGCACCTTCTTCTGTTTTCAGTGAAGTGTAAGCATTGTGGTCATCGGGTACACCACGTAGTTTGTTAAACTCTGCAATGTCATCTGGTGTGGATGTTTCATCTGGCATGATTGTTCTTTTCTTACCAAGAAGTGTTTCAGCACCATCAAGTTTTTTGAATGCAGCATCAACACTATCAATATCCTGTGCCCAAGGTTTTTCCTTATACTGTTCTGGCAGTGTGAACGCACCAGCAGGGGGGTCACCAGCAGGGGGGTCACCAGCAGGGGGGTCACCAGCAGGAGGGTCACCAGCAGGAGGGTCACCATCAGGCATGAACCGGACAAAAGGCCCAAACTCTTTATGTAAGGCTGACAGTCTTTTACTTAACTTTGTTTCTTTACTACTTTGATTGGTTTCTTGTTCTGGCATATCTTTCTCCGATCTAAAAATAAAATGTTTTTCAAATTTTTAACTGACAAATGTTTTCTTAATTCATATAACCATACTGCTTGTTTGCCCCCTCTATATTCAGAGGTTCCTGTATCAAGTTTACCATCTTGTGTTTGCACAAATGGTGATCTTACACCACCACAAACATCCATTAGCTTATTAAGAACATACTGCCCTTCCTGTGTACCTGCAACAATATTTAGACTTTCTCTAAAAATATCATTGTCAAGTTTAACAATTGATTCCTGTTTTTCAACTTGTTTTTTTCCTCTATCAATTATTCTTTGTGTAGTTGTCATAATCCTTGTACTCCTGATTGGGCTGCTGCCTGTGAATTTTTCATATTTATATCAGCAACAATATCAGCTTGTTCAAGCTGTGCTTGTGCTGCTTGTGCATCTGCTCTACCTTGTCTAATAAGTTTTACTGTATCAGTGCTATTTAAAACATCAATTGACACACCTAATATTTCAGAAAGTCTCTTGAGCATGGCATCAATATTAAATGAATCAAGAGCATTGGGGAATACAGCACCTGTTTCGGTTGTAACCCTCAATACAGACATAATACCGTTAGCTTCTTCTGTCTGTAGCATTCTCGCCGCTGGTGAGATAAATCTTATTTCAAAGAAATCCTTATCCTGCACTATGGCATTGATAATGTCATCTGGTAGGTAGTTATAATCCCTATCTAAAAGTATAAATTCCATTTCCTGCTCACTGCCAGGTATCACACCAAACAACCCCTTACGGAAAAGTATATTGAATGTCCTTATGATGACAGGAATTATAAGTTCTGCTGTTACTCTTGCATACACTTTCCTCAATGAATCACTTCTGAGGCTATCTCTTATGTTTGCTTCACCAAGGGTCATTTCATTTTGGTTATTGAGGTCAAGAAGCCTGTCAAGCATATAATGTTGTGATATAGACTGGAGGAGTTTTTCAGTAAGTACAACAGCACCACTTGGTTCACCAGTCTGGGATATTGGTGCTATGATACTGTTTATGTTATTAACAACAGCATCTACAGAGAACACATTTAATGCCCCCGCAGATGTATCAATATCTCCACCGCCTAATCTACCATCATCAAGAAGGCCAAGTGCGGGGTCAAGATATTTCTCAAATGCGATTGTTAATGCTTCCCACACTGCATTGATTTCAATTACATCTGGTATTGCTTGACCACCAGCACCTCTACCCATTACCTCATCAGGTTTCTTTTTATATCTTGCTGTTGGTACAGGGAACTCCGCAAAACCACTTTCCTTTAACTTTTTGTTTGTATCCCATTCAAAATGGACACTCTCAAATGGCATAGCAAGTGAACCAACACCAACTTGTTCTGTTGCTGGTCTTGGCTCAATTGTAATTGCAACAAGAACTTTATCTTCAAGTTCCCCATCATCATAAGCTTTTTTTACTTTTGCACTGACATTCTCAAGGCCATATTCTTTAACAACCTCACCAACATCAGAGTTCCACCATCTGTATACAGTGTCAACAAACTTATCATTATTCTCATCAATGAAATTACTTTTCACATCCCAACAAGAATAAGAAGTTGGTTTGTTAAGATTGTTTGGGTTATCTTTTATGTTGATAGAACCAACACCGTAGTTGTTGAGTTCTGATATGGCTTCTTCAAATGCTATCTGTAAACCATTAGATGGGTTATCCATAGCATCAAGCATTGCGGGGTTTACAACTTCTTTAAACCACTGCTTGTTCATCTCAGAATCAGGTATGGTCCTGTGCCTGTCAATCCTGAATGAGTTTGCACCATTGGGCCACAGAGCACCAAGCAAAGCAGATGAAGATGAATCTGCAATGTGGCTGACATCGTTGTTTACAATTTCCTCTGGTATGATATTTATAACAGCAGTTCTACCTTCATCTGAAAAATGAACATCTCTCATGTCAATGTATCTTGCTATGAGTGTGTACAGTCTTTCAAAGGGTCTTTTCTGCTGTTGCAGTTGTCTGAATCTTCTTTTCTTCTGTTGTATTTTATTTAATTTAGGCATGTTATTTAATTCCCTAATAAAGTCCCACGACCTGATGTAGCTGTTTGATCCTCAGTAGAAAGCACACCCTTTGGGCTGCCAACTACAAGTGCGGCTCTTGCATTTTTCTTAGTTATACCTTTTGGTGTAACAACCATACTATCTTTTCCACCAGTAATAGTTGGGGCTTTTGCCTTATCTGGTTTACTCATTGCCGCAGAAGCAACCGCTGCCCCACCCATAACCAAAGAGGCAACCACTATTGCTGTACCAGGGTCGGCAAGTATGTGGTGTATGTTTGTAATAGTTTCAACGAGTATGTCTAACATTATGATGTACTCCTAAATCGGATAATATTTAATTCTTTTTTCTGCTGCCCCTGCTGTTTCTTTTCTGGTCTGTTTCTATGTTGTGCAATTGTACCGATAGGGGATGATGAACTGTGTGCTTTTACCTTTGTAAATTTCTTAACCCCAGGGGCCAATGCTCTGCGTACAGGATATGCAAATGTTAATGCTATGGCATCATAAATATCAGGAGACATACCATACTCTTTTATGATTTGCTTTTTAGATATGAAAAATATCTTACCATTGGCTGTAATTTCCTCATGTGGGACACAGGATAGTTCTGCATGTAAGCTGTCATCATCAGGTATGTTCACACCATTATCTTCAACCCATTCTTTCACAGCATATACCATCTCTGCTCTTTTGTTTACAAACCTGTCAGAGTCATTTGGTTTTTGATTGAAATGGATTTTAATAACCATGTCTTTGTAACCAAGCGATCTCAGTTGGTCATATAAACTGAGGTCTTTTGTGGTATCAATGAACACCCTACTAACATTGTGCTTCTTGATGTAATTGATTGCAAGGTGGGTTGCCTTTGTTCCTTCCATAGCCTCATGGTCATATATTTTAATAAGGTGTCTACCTTGCCTGATAACAAACGGGTGTCTGTCTTTTGATGAAGCAGGGTCTATGCCCATTATTATGGGTGCAGAAGCATCTGTGAGATCACACTTCCTGGCAATGTCAATTGCATCGGGGTTTATAAGTGCAGCTTCAGAAGATTGGAAAGCCTCAATAACATTTGCAGGGTATTCCTGTTTGAACTTCCACGATGCCCCCATCTCAACAATCTTATCTCTACGCCAAAGAAGTTGCTCATTACTGAGTTTATGGGTATCTTTAAGGTGCTGCTCATCTTCATCAAGGATGAACTTCATATCCTTTGGTATATCAGTGTGGTATATATCCTCCCAAAACCAAGGGATAAATATAACAATAAACTTTCGGTTTTTGCCGGATAGTACGTCCATAACCCCCTGATGGAACATACCTCTTGGGCCATTTGCTGTTGACTCAAAGATAATCTCTGTACCAGGCACATCAGCAATAGTCTGGAGAATACCTGTTTGTATCTCATCAGCATATTGCCAGAAGGCAACTTCAGAACCATGGAACAATTGTACTGTCATTGACCTGCCAACATTAGGTGATGCTGCTGTGCCTAAGCCATACTTAGCACCATTCTTGAATACCAACTTATGACCTGTAGCAGAAATCATTTCAGGGGCCATTGCTGGTGTTTGTTCAACAAGTTTGTCAAGGAAAGTCTTTGACATACCAAACAGGTTATCAGTAGCATCATCTCTGTGTGTTAGGATAAAGGATTTTACATTTGGTGTGTATGCACTCCTATGGAAAATCCTCCCCTGTGTATAACTGGAACACCTTATCTGCCTTGCTTTCACAACATAGGCTCTGACCATTCCTGTTTTCTTTTTCTGTTCCTCAAGTTTATTGTGTATGTATTGCTGTGCCATAGTGAAATGGAATGGTACAAGAGGACCAGCTTTACTTGCTATCTTCAGAAAATTCTTTGCATAGAAGGGGTAATCATCCCTCAAGCGGTTGTGTGTTCTCATTTGTTTTTCTGAAAGTGTTACCATTACACTTACTTCTTCCTACTACTATTTCTACGTCCTCTGCCTCTGCTCGGTTTTGGGTCACCCTTTTTTCCAACTCGCGGTGTACCACCACAACTACCTTTTTTTGCTGTTACCATAATATTCCCCTTTCATACTTATACTTCTTCACAAAATACTTTTTTAGGTTCTATGACTTCATTGGGGTCAAGTTCATCAAGCATATTCTCATAACTAACCACCATACTCACAGTGTTGGTTTGATTTACAGGTTTACCTAATACCCTGTCCATCATATATTTGAAGCTATCCAAATCACCACATGCTGCTTTTACAAGTTGCATGACAGTTGCAATCTCTATCATGGAGCCTTCTTTTTTTATCTTATCTATTTGTTCCTCATTGGGAAGCCCTTTCAACATCTGTGCTGTTACCATAGTCTGAATATCTTTACGGAACCTAACAGGGTCTTCAACTATAACAGGCTTACCACCTGGGGCCATAACAGTGATTGGTCCTGACATAGGTGATGGTAGTTGTTTTATGGTGGGGATGGCAGATTCTTGCTTTACAGGAAGAGAGGTATAACGCTCAGAACCTGTTACACCCTCACCACACAATATGTTGTCAAGGTAATCACTCATTATAATATGTTGAAAGCATCTTCCTCATTTTCTTCTCTGTTTTCATTTGGGTTTTCAACTTTGACTTCTGGCAATTCAACATCTGCTTCTTGTTGTACTTGTTTTTTCTCTTTTTCTATTTTTTCAAAAGCCTCATCACTGATGACTGCTCCTTTTGGCAGTTTAATCTTACCTGCTAACAACTCTTTCCCTTTTTCTCTAATCTTTGAAAAGACATCTTTGTTAAGGATCATAGCATCATCAATCTTGCTGAATGACTTGGCTCGCTTTGCTTCCTGTTTTGCAAACTCTGTTGGGTTGGACCGTGCAAACCTTAGTTTCTTCCTGAGTTCTACAATGTCATTACACATATCACATCTGAGTGGGATCTTGTTGGACTTGACTTCTTTGGTTATATCCTCTCTGGACATGAATGCTAATGGTATGTTATACACAGGCTCACCATCCGATGTGCTTACTTTTGTTACCACACACTTACGCATGTTCTGGAACTCAGGGTCAGCTTCCCTCAGAAGATTTGGGATGATGTGAAACCTTGACAGGTTCTGGCAGTTGTCCCATACCCGCATCTTCAATGTGATGAAACCAAAGGACCGGATAATATTACCCTCAGAACCAGCTACAAAGTAATCACCAAACACTTCTACGTTGAAATAATTTTTGTCTTGTGTTTCCATTGTGTTGTTTCCTTTCGACATAAATTCAAATTTTAATCATGCACATAATAATATTAGTATGCAGTTATGTTTGTCAAGTACAAAATTAAAAATATTGTATTGTGGATGTTTTATGTCTTGTCCAAGAATATCAAGATTCATATTTTCAAATGTGGGAATTTGGAAAAAGTACATGTACAAAACAAATAGATGATATATGCATCATGCATCATCACCTGCCCAGGGGGGCATACCCCCAAAATTCCAAGGGGGTGTGGTTCAAAAATACAAGTTGACCCCATATGTAAAAAGTAGGAAAGTTTTAGGGTCAACTTGCAAATTGCCAGTTTGCCAAATCACTACTCTTAACCATTGGTTTTACCTGTTTTTTATAGGTGAATCATGATAAAAATATTTTCCCTATAAAAAGGCAAACTTTTATATTGTAAATGGACTGATGTAAATAGTAGGCAAATATAGGGGTCAGTTTGTATATTACCCATATTAACATATTTTTATATTAACCCTATAATGTTTTATTTAGTAATGATAAGATAATATACTGTCAAACATCCACCCTAAAACTTTCCTATCATAGGAAAATCCTTAAATATACCAACACAAAGACGGTTTGACAAATGACCCTAAAACTTTCCGACTTTATGCAATGTAGGGGGGATCACTTTTGATTTTTGCTTTTTTTCTTCTATAAACTCTTACTACATAACATGCCCACCCTATAAATTACCTAATGAAAGTTTTTGTTTTTGTTAGGTAATTTTTGGGGTCATAGTTGATTTACACTGTTTTTATATGATCCTCTAAAAAACTTCAAAAAAAACTTTATTTTATTGTTGACGTCGGTCGATACTATGGTATTATTGTATTTATAAAGTTTATGTTTTTAACCTTTTATTATGGAGAATGAATTATGAAAACAGGACAGGTTATCCAACAAGGCAATTTTTTCTCGTTGTATTATGATGGTGTATTGCATCCGCGTCAATTTTCTGCCAACATAGCAGACTCAGTGATACTTGAGATGTTATCCGATCTGATGCCATGTTATGTTTTTTCCATTAAAAGAGCAAATTAACCTTTTATTATTATGGAGAATAGATTATGAATGGTTACAAAGGATTTTGGAACGGTAAAGAATTAGAAGTATTAGCTGAAACAAGTTATGCTGCTCAACAACTGCTTGTATTGATGTTTCAAGCAAAGAGCCGTAAAAAGGTCAAAGGGTATGATATTACTGTTTGTTTGTGCGAAAAAGAAGGCAAACAGGTTATTCACACCGCAGATTTTTAGTCAACTAATTAAAAGAGCAAATTAACCTTTTATTATGGAGAATAAGAAAATGGAAACAATAACATTTAGCCAGGCAATCACACAAAACGGATATATACAATGTTTGCCAGTCTTGCGAAAAAGGCATTGTAAATCATGTGGTAAAGTATTTAGACCTGCCAGGACGGCGGACGTTTGCTGCTGTAATATCTGTGAATTTGAAATGAGCCGTTAATTTTATTAAGGGAGATATGAAAATGAGTATCAACTATACTAAAAAAATAAAAGACCTATTTAATCAGCGATCTGCTATTATTACACCAATTCGCTTAAAACATGGAGCAAATAAAAGATGCACGGATCAACAGTGGGCAGCTTATCTTGATGAAATAAAACCATTGCAGCCTGTTATTGATGCTTTGTCGGCTGAACTAAAAAAAGCATATAATCAGCAACACCGTCAAGAATGTGCATTATTACATAGATGCAATACAGTTAAATAACACTAACCTTTAATTATTATGGAGAATAGAAAAATGTGTAATTCATGTGATGCTTTGACAATCAATGGCGTTTATTGCCATGAAACCGGATGCCCTAACCGTGAAACTGGAACCGTAAAGGAATGCAAGTGGTGCGGAACTGAGTTTGTAGTAGAAAGTTTGGATAATACTTTGTTCTGCTGTATTGATTGCGGTGACTCTTATTACAACTAACTAACCTTTAATTATTATGGAGAATGAAAATGGAAATCACAAAAACACACAAGTATTTTGATCAAATGAGAATGGTTTGTCTATGCGTACCAAAAGAAGCTACTCGTTATGCTTTGAACTATGTAGAAGTCAACGAAAAGCATATTGTTGGTACAGACGGACATAGAATGGCTTGTCTGGATAATTTTGGATTACCTATCGGGCGATACAAAGTAGCTAAAATCACAAAAACAAAGGTGGAAATATATATAGATCCTGATGCCGATGGTAACTACCCTAAATACCAGGATATAATCCCTGAAACGATTCGGGAAGATGAAAAAGAGAAAATACCCTTAATGTATGAAATGCATGGATTAAGTATATTACATTATAGGATTGCAAAAAAAGGTGTTTGCCTCAATATTTCATTTTTGAAGGATTTCATGGAGTGTGATACATATCATGTTATTGACAAAGACAGGCCTGTATCCTTCTATAAGGAAAACTTTGTTGCGGTTATTAGGCCCATTGATGGTGACTGATTAAACAGCCTGTAACACTGCACACTTGCGAAGGTGTGTAGGGTTATTGTTTGTTAAACTATTTTAGGCTATTAAGCCAGAAAGAGAGGTATTATGTGCAAACCAGCAAGTATGATCGCGACTAAAAAGAAGATGTATTGGTCAGAAAAGACAGATTCGCATCACAAAATAATCACAGAGTACAGGATAAGGGAATGTAATGCTGCGGGCAATATAAATATTGTGCCTGTCGAAATCTACCCGCCGAACAACGATTACACATTACCGCTGTCCAAGTGGGAATTCCATGTAGACTATGCCGGCTACAATAGAGATTTGCCTGACTGGGCGGATTTAGCCGACTTAGAGCAGAGGTGTCGGGCAGAGCTTAAAAGTTGGGTGAAGGCCAATCTTGTAAAGAAGGGTAACAAAACCATAACTGATTATGCTATTGTAGCGGGTAAAGCAACGGTGGTTTTAACTGGTAATGCTTATGCTGAGTTGTGGAATTCAAGCTCGGCTAAGTTGTGGAATTCAAGCTCGGCTAAGTTGTACGATTCAAGCTCGGCTAAGTTGTGGGATTCAAGCTCGGCTAAGTTGTACGATTCAAGCTCGGCTGAGTTGTACGATTCAAGCTCGGCTAAGTTGTATAATTCAAGCTCGGCTAAGTTGTACGATTCAAGCTCGGCT